ATACTTTAATCGGTAAAATATTCCCTGGTACGTCATTTGATTTAAACTCAAAGCTAGTAAACAACGGTCCAATTAATATTACTGGATTAAATTACATTAACGGACCGTGGTGGGTAGAAGGAAATGCTCAATCTGAAAATCCTAGTGATATTGTTACTAGAGATATGATGAATTGTTTAGTACAAACATGGAAAACTTTTGGTCCTAATGTTGCTAGAGGTGAATTAAAACCAATGCAAGAAGGTGTAAATGGTACACCAAATCCAGCTTGGAGTCAGACTGATTTTCCAGATACTACGTTTATTAAACCCATTGTCTATGATGAAACTGATTTTAACGCAAATCAATCAAACCCAATAGATGTTCATAGTGCTGCTTTAACCCCAAAAGGTTATGTGGATAGAAAAATTCAAAATAAATTAGATTTTATAAACCACGAAGTTAAATTTAATGCTCAAGATAATGTAAACTGGAAAGTTAATAACATAGAAACAATTTCTATGCATTATGATAGTATTATTCTTTGGAGATATCCACATCAATATTTTAAAACAGAAATTATTGGTGGTGAAATACAATTATCTTCAAGTGTAGATGGAACAAGTGTTCTTGTTAATAATGAAAGAATAGAATTTGTAAATAGTTCTAATCAAATAACAAGATTGTCTTCAGAAGATAATCTTTTAAAAATATCAACTGGTATAAAATTTGCCGATGGTACAACTCAAACAAGTGCAAATAGCGGAAATTATTTACCATTAACTGGTGGAACTTTATCTGGCGGTTTAACAATTAATGGAGGTGATTTAAGTTTAGGTGGTAATGGAATTTGCGATGCTTTAGTGGTTAGTACTAGTCAGGTTAATTTTAATGATGGAAGTCAGCAGACTACAGCTGCATTACCTTTAACTGGTGGCACTGTGACTGGAGATGTCACATTTGCTCCTTCTGATATGGTACAAACCATCACAGTACTGGAAGGTAGCGTAGAGCTTAAGAATAATCCTGATGTACCTGTATCTACTGATGGAATTAAATTAAATACTAATGGAAGCACCATAGAGATAGCTAGTGCTGGTGATGTAATGTTAGCTGGCTATTCAGCTTATGGCTTTAATGTGTCTGTAGATGGCAGACCTAGTATTAATGTGAATGGTGATGGTAGTAATTTTGTAAAAGTATTTAATACTAATAATGTAAATTCTTACACTGACCACAGTGATGCTGGCATTAAAATCTATGTAGATTCAGCTGAGTTAGTAGAATTAGGCAGCTGGGGATTAGGAATATCAGATACTAATGGTGGTACTGGTGGAAATACAAGTGAAGTTCAACCAACTGGTTTATATGTTACTACTGCTGTAAATCAAATAGGTGACAGTTCTAATTCATATTTAAAATCTGGAGAACTTAAAATTGGTACAACTACAAATTTTGAACCAGAAACTAGTTTTATAATTAATTCAACAGGTATTAAATTTCCAAATGGTTCATTACAATATACAGCTGGATTAGCATTAACAGGTGGAACACTTACAGGAAAATTAAATATTGTAAAATCTGGATATGATGCACCACTTAATTTAGGAATAAAAACTGGATTAACAAATGGAATTGCAGGAGATATTTCATTATTAACAAATGGATTAATTTATGTTGATGGTTCAAATGTTGCCAGAACATTAGTTAATACATCTGGAGCTACTTTTACTGGAAAAGTTAATATTAGTGCTGGTTCAACAACTTCTCCATTAAACATTGGTAGCGGAATAAGTCCATCTACTTCTATTGCTGGAGATATTTGGATTGGCTCAACAAACTTGGCTTACAAAGACGCTAGTGGGACTTTAAGACAAACAATTACAACATCTCAAAGCAACAATTTCACAAATAGTCAGTCAATTACTTTTACTGGTAATGGAAATCCAGCATTAACTGTGATACAAAATGGAAACGGTGGAGGTCTTCTTGTACAAAACCCAACAGGAACAGGTTATTCATTTAAAGTAGAAGATAGCACTACGCCTGACGCTACACCATTTACTATTGATTCTAGTGGTCGTGTAGGTATTGGTGTAACACCAGATACAACTGTAGCACTTACCGTAGATAGCACAGGTATTAAGATTAATGGTGCGGTTCTTGTTCCAGCATCAACGGTATCAAATCCACCTCTTACTTCTGGAAATATGTCTCATAGTGAATATTTAAAAGAACTTGTAATTACAATTAACGGTGTTAATTACGCAATTCCATTACGAGTTGTATAATATGTCTGAAGAAAATAAAAATAAGGATAAAGCTAAAAGCATAGAAGCATATAAACGGCAAATAAAAGCCGCAGAAAGATTAATAGCTGCAAAAAAAGCTCAAAGTAGTTTACTTGAGTTTACTAAATTGACAATGCCAAGTCCAGAAGACCCAGATGATGTCAATCTATCTAGATATCATGCGGCAAAACATCATGAAGTGATATGTGCTGCATTAGAAGAAGTTGAAGCTGGTAGAATACAGAGACTAATTATAACTATGCCGCCTAGACATGGAAAATCTGAGCTTGCATCAAGAAGGTTTCCTGCATTTTTTATGGGTAAAGACCCATATCGTCAGTTAATATTTGCTACTTATAATGATGAATTTGCACAAGATTTTGGTAGACACGTACGTGACACTATGCGTTCTGATACATTTAAGCATGTGTTTCCTTTATGTAAGTTAAAAGCTGGTTCACAAGCAAGCGATAGAATACAAACCGAAGAAGGAGGTATGTGTGTATTCGTTGGTAAAGGTGGTTCTCTTACTGGACGTGGTGCAGATTTATTAATAATTGATGACCCTATTAAAGACCGTGAAGAAGCTGATTCAAAAGCTCTTAGAGAAAAATTATGGAGTTGGTTCACCGATGTAGCTATGACACGTCTTATGACAGCTGGAGCTAGAGTTGTTATTATTATGACAAGATGGCACGAAGATGATTTAATCGGTAGACTTACTGACCCCAAGAATCCATGTTATAATGAACAAGAAGCTTCTGGATGGAAAATCCTAGCATTGCCAGCTATAGCAGTAGATAATGACCCTATGGGCAGAAAACCAGGTGAACCATTATGGCCAGAAAGATTTGACCTTGACTTTTTAAATCAAGCAAAAAGATTAAATCCTAAAGGATTTTCTGCATTATATCAAGGTTCACCGTCTCCAGATGACGGTGATTACTTTAAGCGTGATTGGATTAAAACGTACATGCCCAATGAATTGCCAAAGAATTTAAGAATTTACGTAGCATCTGACCATGCTATATCTACAGACCAAGAAAGAGATGCAACCGTGTTGCTACCAATTGGAATTGATGACGAAGATAATATATGGGTTTTACCAGATGTTTGGTGGAGAAGGGCTGATTCTTCTGCTGTTGTAGAAGGTATGATTGACATGATGCAAAGAAGGAAACCACAAATGTGGTGGGCTGAAAGCGGTCATATAACTAAATCTATTGGTCCATTTTTACGCAAAAGAATGCAAGAAAGACAAATTTATTGTGCAATCGATGAGGTTGTTCCAACTAAAGACAAGCAAACTAGAGCTCAATCAATACGAGCAAGAATGAGTATGGGTAAAGTGTTTTTCCCTAGATTTGCGTCTTGGTGGGGTGATGCTCTTGATGAAATGCTTAAATTTCCTTCGTCTACTCATGATGACTTTGTTGATGCATTAGGTCACATAGGTATGGGTTTAGATAAACAAGTTGGTGCCAGAGGTGCTAAAATTAAAATTGACAGTATGCCTAAAAGTGGAACATTAGCATGGGTTAAGTGGGCAGACAAAATAAGGAAACGTGATGAGTCAATCATCAGAATGGGCGGTTTTTAACTAACAAACAAAACAACTAACAAACATGGAAAACGATAACATAATCAACAGAAATGCAGAAATACCAGATGACTCAAGGTCATCTTTAGTCAACGATTGGCTGTCTAAAGTACAGGAAGCTAAATCATATTGGAGGCCAGTCTTTGATAAAATGAAAGAAGACATGGATTTTGTAAATGGAAAGCAATGGGAAAATCAATCCGAAGGAGACACAAGATACATTGCCAATATTGTACAAAGACATTTACAACAACGTGTTGCTGCATTGTACGCAAAAAATCCAAGAGTTGTATCAAGAAGAAGAAAAACATTAGACTTTGCAATCTGGGATGGAAGCATGGGCATGTTGCAAGCAGCACAAACATCGGCTCAATTAGCACTATCAGCTGGACTTCCACCAGACCCACAGACATTACAATTTTTACAAGATTTCCAAACTGGTGTTCAAAGAAGACAATTTATAGATAAACTTTCTAAAACTATGGAAATTGTGTTTAAATACGCACTTGAACAACAACATCCTAATTTTAAATTGCAAATGAAACAATTAGTAAGACGAGTTTGTGTTACTGGTGTTGGTTTTGCTAAAATAGGTTTTGAAAGAGTGATGGAAAGAAGACCAGAAGATTCGAGTAAAATAAGGGATATTACTGATAAAATGTCTACATTAAAAAGAATAATGGCAGACCTTCATGATAAAGAACTTACTGAATCAGAAAAAGAATTTGAACAACTAAAATTAATGCTTGCTCAATTACAACAGCAAGAATTTAAAATTGTAAGAGAAGGAATGGTATTTGATTTCCCATGTTCAATGACAATAATACCAGATATTAAGTGCAGACAATTAAAAGATTTTATTGGTGCCGACTGGGTTGCTCAAGAGTTTTGTCTATCTAATGATGAAGTGAAAGAGATTTACGGTAAAGATGTTTCTCTTGGAAGACGTTCAGTTAGAAAATTCTTAGGAATGCAAATGCCAGCTTATGCGAAAAATGAAGATATACTTGTATATGAAATATACTCAAAGAAGGATAACCTTAAATATGTTGTGGCTGATGGATATCCAGATTTCTTACAGGAGCCATCTGAACCTTATCCTTGTCTTGAAAGATTTTGGCCGTTCTTTACTATAAGCTTTAATGATACAGAGTCCGACAAAGATGTTTATCCAATTTCCGACATTAGGCTTATTATGCCAATGCAAAGGGAATACAACAGAGCAAGGCAAGGACTTAGAGAACAAAGACACGCAAATAGACCAAAATATGTTGTACCAAAAGGAATGCTTGATGACGAAGATAGACTCAAACTACAGACTCATCCAGCAAATGCGGTACTTGAATTGAATTCAGTTACTCCTGGTACTAAAGTTAATGACCTTATACAACCAATAGCTCTTGCTGGATTTGACCCAATGATGTATGACACAAGTATGTTGTTTGATGACATACTTAAGGTTGTAGGTTCACAGGAAGCTAATCTTGGAGGTTCTTCTACAAATACTACCGCTACGGAAGTCTCTGTAGCTGAGGGGTCTAGAATGTCAGCAATTCAATCTAATATAGATGACCTTGATGATATGCTTAATTCGATGGCAAGGGCAGCTGGACAGGTAATGCTTAAATACTATAACGAAGAAACTGTTAAGAAAATTGCTGGTCCTGGTGCTGTTTGGCCACTTATGGACATGGCTACTATAATGGAAGAGTTATTTTTAACTATTGAAGCTGGTTCATCTGGAAGACCAAATAAAGCACAAGAAATAGCTAACTTTGAAAGACTCGCTCCATTGCTAATGCAGATTCCTGGTATTCAACCAGAATGGTTGGCAAGACAGGCAATAATGAGATTAGACGATAACATGGAATTTGAAGATGCTGTTGTTGCTGGAATACCTTCTATTGTTGCTATGAATGCTGCTTCTGGTCCAAATCCAAATGCAGCTGCTGCTACTGAAAATGACCCTAATGCTCAAGGACAAGAAGGTGGAAATAAAACAGAAAGACCTGGAGGCCCAGCACCAGATGCACCAGTTGCACCAACACAGCCACCACAAAATGTAGCAATGTAATGGTTTGACAAAATAATAATTTTTATAATATTTGAATTTCATTCATGAATAACATGGATAACATTGACGCTAATACCGCTACCGAATCGTCAACGGATGCAGCCAACAACGGAATGACTTCTGTTGAAGGAGGGGATAATATTGGAACTACCCCAGTTCCGCATGACGAAGTTAAGAGGAGGTCCTTATTGGATGTAGTACGTAGTGCTGTATCTAAAAGGCTCTCCGACACGGAGTCGTCAGCCGTGGAAAGAAACAATGGGCCAGACCGTTCGATTAGTAGCGATGACAGCTATGGCGAAAAGACGAATGGCGGCGAAGATAATGTTC